CATTATAATAAATCGTTATCGTCAAGGGATGCAGAAAAATATGCCGAAGCAGATGTAGACGTAGTTACAATGTCTGAAATAATTAACCAAATTGCTTTTGTTAGAAACAAGTATTTGGGTGTTATGAAAGGATTAGATAATAAAAGTTTTCAAATAAACAATATTACTAGACTTAGATGCGCCGGTCTTGAAGATGCTGAATTAAATTATGGTTTTAGAAAGAATGTAAAATGATTTATACTGAAACTTTACTTTTATCAATTTATGAAGATATGTTAAAAGAAGTACCGTATTCTAGACCCGACAAAAGTTATGTTTCGCAATTACCAAATAATCAATATAACGATTTGCCGTCATACAATAAAATAAGAAACAAATATGATTTAAAATTCATATGGGATATGGCATACAAGGTGTATTTAGACAAAATATTAAGTTCAAAACAATATGAATTATTATTAAATATATTGCCAAAATACAAGTCTCTTTATATGGATTTGGGGTTAAATAAAGATCAATACGAATATTGGCTTACTCATAAAGGCAGTAAAACAATTAAAGTATATGAAAGTAAGCAAATTAAAAGAGAAGTAAGATACATAGGTGATAATACTTTTGCTTTTAGATTTATCTATACCCCCGAATTAGCTAAATTTATGAAAGATATTAATAAAAAAAGTATGGCTAATTTGCGTTTAATACGTGAGCATGATATATGGTTGTTGGAAATTAATGAACGCAATAAAACAGATTTAATTAATTTAATAAGTGGTAATGGATTTGATTTTGACAGTTCTGTTGAACAGTATTTTTTGGAATATGAAAATACTAAAGATTTACCAGTAACAATAGATATTATTGATGAAAAATGTAATATTAGTGCGCCAAGCAATAAGTTATTTGCCACTTGGTTAAAGCGGGAGTTGTCATTGGAGGAAAGTTATGTTAAATAAATTTGATAACATTACGTTGACTCCGTCTTTGGCACGTAAGTTATTATTATTAAATGAAATAATGCCAATGAATATTCCTGAAACTATTTTAGAAATAGCATCATCTAATTTATTGGATGCAGAACTGTTTGGTGATGACACCGAATATTGTCAATTTTTAGAAGATAACAAATTACGTGCTGTTGTAATCTATTCTGATATTACGAGTTTTTTAAGTAAAACCATTAAATTTCTGGCATATAAACAAATCAAACCTGTTTTATTTGTTTTTGACAATTTAATGCTTCATTCTAGCTGTATAAGCAAGGTAATGAAAATGTTTCAGCTTTCTTACAAAATATTATTGCCCAAAGCAAATTTGTTTGTGGATAATAATATTGATTTTTATTTTATTGATATAGAAACAATGAAAAAAATTAAAAATAAAATTTTTATTGAAAGAGAATTTGGCGTTGTTTTAATAGAAGCTCAAGCTATTTTTAAATCACAATATATTTTAGAAAATGAAATGATGACAATGCCACATATTATGAGTTTTACAGATCAATTGATTGATATTACTCAATCCCATAATACACCATTATCCCAATACATTTTTAATAAAATTATCGGAGAAGAATCATTTTTAAGTCTATTAACCACCATGAAATGGAAAAAATGGGCGGAAAAACGTGGATATAATATTAATGAAAATATTATTTGTTATATTTCGGGAATTTCAAAACATTTAAAAGTATAAATATAATAAAATATGTTAAGGATAAATTATGGCTTTTGGCGCTTCTCAAAGAGTATTATCGGTAGATTATAATAACATCATAGGCAATTCTAACACTGCTGGTGATGCATTGGGTCCCTACTCGAGTGAACCCGCAGCTACCAATGTGGGCGGTCTGTATGGTATTGGGTATGGTTCTATAGGATATGGCAGAACCACTCCCGCGTTAACTAACGCCAACCAAGGTGGTAGAATTTTAGCTTCACAATGGAATAATTTAGTTTCGATTAATAATATAGTAGCCACAAAAACAAATACAACAATTACAGATTATACTTCGGTTACTACTGTTGGACATAGAATACAGTTTTTAACTAATCTACAATCAAATATTACTACTTTGATTAATAACAGGTTTAATACCCCATCTAGGGTGTTGTCCGCTGTTAAAATTACTGTTACACGAGCAGCAAGTTGGGGATCGGGCGGATCAACGACTATTAACGCCACTGTCAATGCGGTTTTCCCATCAGGAAATGCTGCTAGATATTTCTTTAATAGTGGTAGTGAACTATTATTGAGGTTACGGCATAATTCTACGGCCACGGCGCAAGATTCTAGCTGGAATACATTTTTATCAACACAAGTGGGTGATATATATTTTGGAGCAAACGGTACCAGACAAGTTGCAAGTTCTCCGGGCGGTACGGTTGGTACCACGTTAGGTTATTGGACTCCGCTTTCGGCTACCTTAACTAACATTTTTTCAAGAACTTCTGGAACAGGACCGTATTCCGGATTATCAACTGTCACGATGCAGGCCGCTAGAGTTGGCGCTGCTAATGTGAATGGTAATGGCGATAATGGTACTACGGTTCAGTTTAAAGTTACGCTAACTGATGCTTATGCTGGATTTGGAGATTTTATTACTGGTGGACAAACAGTATTACAAGTTTTCGATAATACAAATAACGCTGGTTTTACCCCGGTTGGTACAACTTCTGTTACATTGGTTGATGGTTTTTAATATTTAAATTGAAATTATTGCACTTTTACATTATATTCTATATTAGTTAATAAGGATGATTTGAATGAAGTGCGTATTAAAAATCTATGATGAAGTCAATGTCAAGTTCATGGGATTGGATGTCCCGACTCGAAGAAAACTTGTTAATAAACTAAAATTCTTTATGCCACAAGCTTATCATATGCCTTCTTACAAATTAGGCAGATGGGATGGCACTATTAGTTTTTGTACTCTTGGCGGCGCAACATACTTTAATTTATTGGAAGAACTATTACCCATAGTAATAGAAGATGGGTATGATATTGAAATTGAAGATGACCGTCAACAATATGAATTTGATTTTCCTAAAATAGATGAAAACTATTTAGAAAATTTAGGTAAAGTATGGCCTGCTGGGCACATGGATGCAGGTAATCCGATTAAACTTAGAGATTATCAAGTAGAAATTATTAATAAATTTTTTGAAAATCTTCAATCTATTCAGGAAGCAGCTACTGGTGCGGGAAAAACTATTATCACAGCAACTATTTCGCAAATCATTGAAAAATATGGCAAAACTATCGTAATAGTACCGAATAAAAGTTTAGTTACCCAAACAGAAACATATTATAAATTATTGGGTTTAGATGTTGGTGTATATTATGGTGAGCGTAAAGATTTAGACAAAACCCATACTATTTGTACTTGGCAAAGTTTAGAGGCACTTGAACGTATGTGTAAGAAAAAAGAAATTGATGAAAACTTACTCTATACATTTGCTGAAGATAAATTGGCAGTAATAGTTGACGAAACACATATGGCAAAAGCCGATTGCTTGAAACGGTTATTAACGGGACCATTTGCTCATTGTCCCATACGATTTGGATTAACTGGGACAATTCCTAAAGAAGATTTTAACCAAAAAAGTATATTGGCATCAATTGGGGCAATAACCAGTAAATTGGCCGCTCATACCTTGCAGGAACAGGGAGTATTAAGTTCATGTGATGTTAATGTAGTCCAACTTCAAGATTTAATACAGTCAGGCAGTTATGCACAAGAGCGTGACTATTTGTTAAAAAATAAAGAACGTATGGATTTTATTGCTAAAACAATTCAAACTATAGCTGAAACAGGTAATACTTTGGTGTTGGTTGATAGAGTTGAAGCAGGTAAATTACTCAATGCGGCAATACCCGAATCAAACTTTGTATATGGGAATACAAAAACCTTAGATCGACAGGAACAATATGATGATATTTCTGTTTCAGATAATAAAACGATAATTGCAACATATGGTGTAGCCGCTGTTGGCATTGATATTCCGCGAATTTTTAATTTAATTTTAATAGAACCTGGTAAAAGTTTTATTAGAGTAGTTCAAAGTATTGGCCGTGGTATACGAAAAGCAAAAGATAAAGATCACGTTAATATTTTTGATATTTGCTCTACGGCCAAGTACTCAAAAAAACATTTAACAGAACGTAAAAAATATTATAAGGAAGCTCAATATCCTTTTAATATTACAAAAATTAATTGGCAAGGATAATAATATGTTTATTTTAACAGAAAATAATATTCCATTCTCTATGAATAATATACCAAGTATGGTAGATGATATACGTTATTCGGTATTGGATTACAGTTCCCAGGATAATGTTGATTATTTCTGTATTCCTTTGGTATTTTTGGAAACGTTTTCAACACCAGCAGCAGAATTAACGGTAGGAAAATATAAACTTCAAGTTCCATTAGATTGGAGCATTGTGATCGGCGAAAAAGACGTTGGCGATTTAGAGATAATACCAATCACACAATGTTTGGACCGAGATTTTTCAGTATTTTGTTACAACCCAATCAATGGTTATAGACCGGAATATTATAAATTAGATGTAACTAATATATATCCCGATGTCAAATGGCACGTTCCTAAATTAAAATATGGCCATTTATTGGTTTTGCCTATCGAAATTAAAAAATGCCCGTTATGCGTGTATATTGTCAAGGATACACACAAACTACCTGATGTGCTGGATATTTCTAAATTAACGTAAAATAAAAAAGATTTTAGGGGTTTTACCCCCTAAAATCAGCAAACTCTATCTACTTGGACGTGTAGATTATTTAGTAAGATTTCTCTTACTTCCGACAAAATGATGTATTTGGTACACATCACTCGTTGTTAATAGTATTTATTTGATTTAGGTTTAGTTATCGTTATATATTATAAAACACTATGAAAAGGTATTGAAATGGATTTATTTGAATTTAATGATGTTCAACCGGAAGATGATTTAGACGAACAACCAGAAAATAAATCCGAAAAAGCTACCAGTATGCCTTTAATTTTGGCTGCTTTGGACAGCAATGATTTTTCTTATTATGAAAAATTTGGTAAAAATGAAGAAGAACGTTTAAAAAATTGGAGTGGGGAATCATACCAATCACTTAGATGGTTGAGTTGCGTGGGTAATTCCGAAGTTGACTGGGCAGAAGCCAAACGGCAAAATAGAAAAAAAGGTGATAAAAAAGGCGCATGGCCGTCAACCCTTCATGACAATGAATTAACGCCTTATTATTTAATTGCTACGAATGAAATAGTAAATATTAAATTTTGGGATTTGGGTAATCATAAGAAATTATTATTCTTATTATTAGCGTGTGTGGGGCAGGGACAAGCTTCTGGAAAATCTGGCCATAATTGGCCGGGAATGCCCAAAAAGCGTAAAGGAAATAATGAATTTGAAGAAATTTTATTAAAATTGTATCCCAATGCCAATTCTCTTGAATTAAAGTTATTAACTGAAAAATATAAAAATGAAGAAAAATTTAAAAATTTATGTAAGAGTATGGGATATTCTGATGAACAGATTAAAAAAATTAGTACCGTCAAATAATAACTATATTTAAATGGTATTTTATATAATGGGTAGTAAAAAACAAACAGTAATCGAACAAAACAAATGTTCATATTGCGGTAAAGTGTTTGTACATGAAAAAAGTTTAGTTAACCATGCTTGTGTGAAAAAGATGCGATTTCTTGATAAAGATAGTTTACATTGTAGATTAGCATTTGCTTCTTATGATAAATTTTATCGTATGGCATTGAAAACCAATAAACCCAAAACTATGGATAATTTTATTAACAGCCATTATTATTTGGAGTTTGTGAAATTTGGCAGATATTTAATAGATAATAATATTATGAGTCCCGAATTATTTTTAGATTTTTGTATTAAAAATGGGTTGAAATTGAAAGATTGGTTTAAACCAAGTGTTTACGAATTATATTTGCGAGAATTAAATAAAAAAGAATCACCCGAAAAGGGAGTTGAAAGAACTATTTTATTAATGAAACAATGGAGCGATCAAACTGGTAATAATTACAATGATTTTTTTAGATTGATTGAACCCAATCTTTTTATTAATTATGTCAAACAAGGGAGAATAAGCCCGTGGATAATATATAATAGTAACTCGGGCAGAATAATGTTGGAAGAGCGGTTAAATGATGATCAATTAAGCATTATTTTGGAATGGATTGATCCAGACTATTGGAAGAAAAAGTTTTTAGTCAATAAAAAAGATAAGGAGTTTTTTAAAAAACTTTTTGATAAAGAAGGAATTTAAAGTGATAAATAATATATATTCTAACAAAAAAACAGGTGCAAATAAAAAACCAGTTCAAAAAAAATCGTTAACTATTCGTGGAAGATCGAAAAATAATGTTGTTTTAGAATCAGAAAATAATGAAATGATAAATTTGGCTTCACATGAATTTATGCTAAGTTTAGAATCTGAACTAAAGAAAACTAAAACTAAAATTAAAACTCTCGAAGGCATCGTAAACCGTATGTTGGTAGAAAATAATAAAGTTCGAACTGAATTAAATGCATTAAAACAAATATTAGGCAGGAATTAAAATTATGCATACGTCAGTAAGTGTTATTGATTATTTGAATGATAGAAAAATATTTTTAGTTTTTATTGAAGAAGATTTTAATTCAATAAAAGAAGTTTGGAATAAACGCAATAGTTTTGATCAAGAGTTTAAAAATATTACAAACATACGACACAATAAAATGTCATCGGTGTGTTTGATAGATTGGAAGTTATTAATTATTCAAATTTTAAAGGTAGTGTTACAATTGCCATCTTTTGAACATAATAATATAGAAAATCCAAACATTAAGAATATGCATAATATTTTGGTTGGGTTTTGTTACAAGTATAAATTAGAAACCGGAAATAATTTGGATTATTTGCAGATATCTAATTTTAAGGATAATGAATATTCTTTTAATATCACATCTTCTGATTTAACTCTTACTACGGATATATCTAATGAAACTTAATATGGATATTGATATTGATTTCAAAAATCGAGAAGATATATTATCTATATTACCGCATACTCCGGCTGTCGCTATACGTGACAATGGCAAAATTGATAAACATAATTCTGGAGTTTATTTTCAAAATATCCCAATTGATCCTGAAACTGAATTTTCTTCAATAGATTATAAAAATGCAGAAATAGTAGGATATATGAAGTTTGATTTCATTAATAATCATTTATATAACTTGGTTAGAGATTCTGATCATTTGAATACATTAATTGAAAAAGAACCCGATTGGGATTTATTCACATATCCAGAAATTGTGGCTAACCTTCATCAATTAAGTAATCATACAGAAATTACAAAAAATTTTAAACCAACCAATTTAGACGAATTGGCCGCATTAATTGCTCTTATACGGCCTGGTAAGAGTTATTTAAGAACAGAACCAAAAGAAATCATAATGCAAAAAATTTGGTTAAAAGAGGATGATGATACATACACCTTTAAAAAGAGTCACAGTTATGCTTATGCATTGTCTTTAATTGTACAACTGAATGCGTTGGTAGAACAGTTAACGGATATAAATAATGAAGTATAAAATTACTTCAAAAACTCATAGTTATTCATTAATAGTGAACTCATCGGCTTCTTATGATACCACGTATTATTTAATATCTAATATTTTTGTACACGGACTTTTTTTAGATAGAATTATTGTTGGTTATGCTGATGTTTCTGAAATAAACATGAATGCTAACCGATTTATAAATTTTACTAGAATTAAACAGGAACATGAAGTTCAAATGGTTGTTGCGCCGGAATTAACTGAAACATTAAAATCAACAGAAAAATATTTAAATTTTATTAAAAATACGATTCATAACAAATGGAATTTAACCGTTTGGGTTACTAGTTTTGATAGTGAGGGGAAAACTATTTATGATTTTGGTTTTGAGAATAGAAAAGAAGCAGTAATGTTTAAATTGGCATGTAGTTAAATCTTTATTATTAATTCTATACTTTTTCTTTTAATTCGTTTGTTTATTTGGTCATTCAATGAAGTAACGGGGCCTTGTAATACATCAAAATCTTTTCTACTAAAGCCTTTTAAGTATGGCTTAAACATTTTGAATTGATCTTTTAAGAAAATGTTGATGGGCAACATTCTATTACTCTCCCACCACCATATATCTCCTAATTCTAAAAATCGTTTGCGCATGTTCTCATCATGAATAAGATTGTATACATACATATTCAGGAATTGATTATCTGCATGTTGGACTATGCCCATATAATCTTCGTTCAAATATGTTCCGAAGGTTAAAAACGGAAAATGTTCTTTAAATTTTTCTATCCAATCGTTCATTTAATGTCCTATATAGTTCTTTTTATTTATATATCAATGTTTTACTTCACAGACATAAATATTATTTATTATATTTAAATCAGGAATAAAAATGGCTACTAAAAATGCTTATTTTGTTAGAAAAATAGCTTGGGTAACTTTATCAAATCAAGGAGTTGGAAACGTGAATTTGGGATGGGGTGATGCAGATTTTGTAGTTTATAAGGGCGCTTTTTCTAATTTAGAATTTGTTGTGCGAGATGTTGATAGAAAAGGTGTTAAATTAATAGGTAAACGGGTATTTGCCACTTTAATTAATAACAATACCAATGAGTTATATTTGGAACGCGAACTTGAAATAATTAATCCCATAGAAGGCAGATGCAAATTGGTGCTGACTCCCGGTGATTTAATTGAGTGGCAATTAGGCTCAATACGATACAGTTTAACGATTAAAGATGTAGATAGTAATGAATTTAATTATCTGTATAATGATTTAAATCAAGAAGCAATAGGATACATTGAAATACGTGACAGAGCAAGTCCGAACCCAAATAATATTATTGTATTGGATAAGTTCACTCCAGTTGAACGTGCATTTGGCAAAACCCCCACATTTTATACAGGAAGTGTTCCCGGACCTGGCCAATTGAGTTATAGTAATTCAATGTTGACATTTGCTGTTTATTTGGAGGATTATACTGGTAGTTTTTTTGTTGAAGCAACACTTGATCCCGTTTCCGATGGGGACGATACCAATTGGTTTAAATTAGAATT